TTTCTGATCTTAAACCCTGTGCGCTTGTCTATGTGCATGATTAGCTCCTATTGTTTTATACAATCTTTATAAATCTTTACACTTGTATTTAGTTGGCCCAAGATTTATCTGTTAAGTCTTGCTCTAGCGTTCTTGTGCGCGAATCGTTTAGATTGTGCGCTCTTGTTATCGTAGGCCGCATAACCTGTTTAATGCTTACCTGCGCTAAAGCGTCAAAACGCCTGCCAAGCTCTGCCGTGATGTATTCAGGTGTTACCCCATCCCAACCCTTGTCAATCGTGATTTGAATAGCTTCGTCAGGTGTACAAGTGCATAAGCAAGCTTGATTCATAGCGCGATTGAATGCCCCTTGAGTCAATGGCTTTTTCTTAAGTATTCGGTGATCTATGTACTCCTTTGCTGCTTCTTCGCTTACGTTACAAAATACTGTGCAGTGTAGGTCTATTTTTTTATAGATCATTTGGCTCAACCTCATCAAATAAACCATCCTGAAATGACTCTTTTTCAAAACGGTTATCAGCCATTGAAAGATTGATTTTAGCTTGTTTAAAATAGCTATCCTTTAGCTCTATACCAATCGCCTTACGCCCTAATGATACTGGGCTAAAAACCTCGCTACCCACCCCCATAAACGGAGTTAAAACCGTTTCGCCTACGTTTGAATAAAGGTCAACCAATCGGTCGATAACATCAAGCTGCAAAGGGTGAACGTGCTTCTCATCATCATCTTCTTTCGAGTCGCGGAATGGTAAAACGTTGTCGATTCTAATATCATCCCACACGCTAGAGGCATAGCGCTGCCAAATGTAATGACTAAGCTTGTTTGTTTTTGGATCGCTTGCATCGTGATACATTTTATTTAACGTATCCCATAGCTCGGTAGCCGTTAATTTTGAATCATTGGCATTGTTCCACGCCTGTAAAATATTAGGCAAAATTGGAACCTCGCCAGCGTATTTTTTTAACCCGCAGGTGTGCGTAACGGGTACCGCATTTTCTCCTTTCTTGGTGAAAATCAAAACGTAATCAGGCATAGCCGTAAAGCATTGCGTAGAGTCTTCAACGATTAGCTTGTGCATTAAGCTTTTTACCATTGTGCGCATACGAACCTTTAGCGGCTCTTTCCACACTGTAATTCGGTTTCGATAGTAAAACCCATATTTAGCATGTATTCGGATAATCTCGTTCGGAAAATCCCACAAAAAGCATGAGTTATCAAAAACATCTGTACAGTGTACGGCTGTAATACGACCGGGCTTTGTTACTCGTGCAATCTCAGAAACCAAGAAGTCATATTGCTCCAAGAATTGCTCTTTGCTTTCACAGTTTGAAAAGTCGCGTTCGCTGGAACTATAGTTATATAACCCTGCAAACGGCGGCGAGTATATTGATAAATCAATAGATTCTGTCGGCAATGTTGGCAATACTTCCATGCAATCGCTGTTGAAAATGCTGTAATTTTCAGTATGTACTTGATCTTTAGTTTTGCTCATATTTATGACCTCTTTTATTTGTTTTTATTCCAGCTTTTTTTAGCCTATACCAAATTGTCATAGCAGCCACTCCATAATGTTTTGCTATTTTTTCTATTGATGTTGTTTTATACATTTCGCATATATCTTCAATATCTATTTTTTTAAACCTAGCGTCTAAACTTTTCTGTGCAATTTCTTTATGCAGCTTCATATGATTAGACCTATCAAGTATTTCTAAATTATCTATTCTATTGTCAAATTTATCTCCATTTATGTGATGCACTATTTCATTAGAGCTTAATTTCCTTCCTATCTTTTTCTCCATTAAATATCTATGAACTCTTATCTGCTTACCATTTACTTGCAACGTCTTGTAATGATCCATAATTCACCTGTGCGCAATATACAACGATGAGATTGTATATTGGCAAGATAAATACTACAAGAACTTTGGTAAAATTACTTCTTGATTAAATTCTTTTGTTAGTTGGGTAAAGTCGCGGTTAGCATTTTTGACCAAGTTGTCATAAAGCTGGATTGCTTTTTGAGTCTTTTGCTGTAGCGCTTCCATTACTCGCTCTTGCCCATCTGATATAACCAAGTCGACTACTACATTGTTTTTCTGACCAAATCGCCAGAAACGGCGTATAGCTTGGTAATACTGCTCATAGCTCCACGTTGGAAAATATACCGTATGATTACAGTGCTGCCAGTTAAGACCCATTGAAGTCATCGAAGCTTTAGTAATTAAACGATCTAATTCACCTTTGGCAAATGCGATTAGAATTTCTTCTTTTTTCTCTATACTCATTGACCCTAATATTTCGGTCGCGCCAGAGTCTAGTTTTTTTAATGATGCGCTTTCATCGTTAGTATTGCACCAATAAACAGAAGTTTTTCCGCTTGCTAATTCTACTGCTTTTTCGCATCGTTCTTGTGTGGTTTGCTTCTGTTCAAAACGAACCTCACTCATTGTTTTTGCTGGCATTGCAAATAGTGAAGTCTGACCATTAATACACCATGTCTCCTTGTTATGTACTACGTGCGCATTGGTTATTAGCTCTGGCAAAATATAACGATCATCACTAAAACCTAAATCGCTAGGACGCTTAACCATTATTGACCACTGATTTACCCATGCAAAGAAATCACGCTCGGCATGTGGCTTTAGGTAGAACTTCTCGCCTATGTTTCTGTTGTTTGAATCTACGCTTGATTGATTGCTTTTGAAGAACTTAGTTAGCATGTCCATGTAACCCATGTAACCTAATGCCTCCGAGCTGTTTCCTAACTCAATAAAATCATTCGGGCTAGGGGTGGCAGTGCTTAAAAATCTGTATTTAACCCGCTTGATAAACGCAACTATCGCATCTCGCGTAGAACCTTGAAAGTTTTTCAAAATACTAGACTCATCAAGCATTACACATTCAAAGTCATCTGGATTGAAAAGATGCAATCTTTCATAGTTAGCTACAACGATTTTTTTAGTAAATTTACCGTCCTTTGACTGTTCAATATCATCGATATTAATTCGCCCCGCTTCGTTTAGAAATTGAAACGCTACAGCCAAGGGGGTTAGTATCAACACACGCTTATTCGTCTTTAAAACGACATTGTGAGCGATTGACAACTGCACTAAAGTCTTTCCTAGCCCTGTATCAGCAAACGCACCATAGCGGCCTTTTTTAATACACTTTGAAATTATTGATTCTTGAAAATCAAAGCCATCTTTAGGCATCCAAATAGGATCAAATCCAAACTCTCCTGAGCTATGCTTCTTTGCTCTTAAGAAATCCTCATATTTCATTGTTTTTCCCCATTCGCTCATTTAATAAATATTGCATTGCCAGTAATGTTTCTCGCTTAACCTCAGCCCTTCCACATACTCGTTCAGTCAACGCCCTTGTGCTTATTCCTAACTCAACTGCCAAACTCTTATCCAATATCCCTAACTGTTTTCGTAATCCTATAAACGTCATCCAGTAATTTTCCTTGTCTGTAAAAGCGCTTATCTGCTTCATATTAACCCTACTTATTTAAATTAATAGTAGTCATATAGAGGGGGTTTGGGTGACCTATACGATCTACTCTCTGTACGTTCTGCCCATATTATCTATTCAGTCACTAACTTATCAGCGCACAGTTTATCGACTTGCCGGTCGCCTACACGGGTACAAGTACCAATGTCACCACTAACTCGCTGTTTAAGGCTCTTACATGACCTCCACCCCCCTCTATCCTACCTAAGCAAGGCTTAAGTATTTGCCACGGTGCTTTCGCGTCTCAATGGCTAGTGGCGTGACTGAATAACGACCTTTAAAAAGGCTTTTGGTATTGGTTGCGTTTTATCCAGTGTCAACCATTACTGCATCAAATGAACTAGTTATTGCTTTTGATGTGATCTCAGGCGCAATAAATAAACTAGGGCTAGCAATTACATAAAAATAGGATTTATTTGGCAGAAACGCCGAGAAATCCTTCACCCTGTATTAGTCGCCTTTTTTACTTTGTTTGGTCAAAGTCCCCCTTCGACTGCGGCAGCACAAGGGGAAGGGAAAGTGCTTTCAGCTAAAAATTAACCTAGCCGCGTATAAATTATACCCTTAATTCAGCGCCGCGCAATAGCTGCTTTAAATATTTATTCGTTCTTAGCTTCGCTTTCTTGCTTGTATCGCCTTCCGAGCACTCTAGCCATGTATCGACAACCCAATGGTCGCGAACTCGCTCTATCAGCTCTACACAGCGATAACCTTTTACTTCAATAACGCTGTCATATTGCTTTGCTAAGTCATCATAATAAGCGCCATAAATCTCATAGCCGCCGTCATCTTCTGTTGACCACTGATAGATAAAACAAGTGTGAGGAATTTGATATACCTGATCTTTAATCATGCTGTTTTTCTCCATTCAGCAACGCGCACAGATTCGCCGTAACGGTTTTTTACGGTTATCATCTTGGTAGCGATAGGGTAATTGGTAGAACGCAGCTCAGAGATGCGCGCAGGCGCTTCTAGGATTCCTAGTTCTGACCATGCGGTTAATCTTGTGAGTGTTTTGCCGGAATCAAAAAAGGCGATAAGCCTTTCTCTCTGCGATGGAATTTTCATTTACTTCCCCTTGTAATGTTTTTGCCAAAAACAAGAGTCTTTATTACCTCTATTTTTGGCATTTCGTAAAGCATCCAGTTATAAATCGCAACTTTATATTTAACGCCTGACGCTCTGTTCATTTCTATAAAAATAAACGGATGAACAAAAGACCCTCCGTTTCTTCCTCTTGTACAAAAATATGACTTTTTGCCAAGATTTAACTCAATCTCTTCGTTTAAATACTTTACGCCTTCGCTTTTAAGAAATTGAGAAATAGAAAATTTTGGGTTTGTTTTTCTTAGCAGTGGCGCAGCATCTATGTACCCAGTCAACGGGTCGATTTTTATAGGAACTCCATTTACAACGCCACCATTAATTATTCCATTCGCCCTAACGCAAGCGATAAGGCACTGATCTACAGCATGCCCAAATCCAACCATGTATCGCTCATTTGATATTAAATGTTGGTTAAGCGAGTCATGAGCAAACCTTTCCGCAAAATCAAAAGACTTGAGTTTTTCGCTAACCCAAAACTTTAAATGCTTTAGCTTGTACTCGCTTTCAAGCGATTTCAAACGATCATCAAAGCACTCGCTTTTGCCTATTTTAATAAACCCACCAAAATCTATAACGTAAATACTACCTAACATTTTTTTGCCCCAATAAGCATAAGAAAACCAATCTTAAACCACTATTATTTTAAAATCAATTTATTTTAAGTATGTTTTTATAAATATAATAAAAAGGCTCAATTAAGAGCCTTAATAGCACCACATAAACAAAGTGCAACTACATTTCGCCATTACAGAGGGGGAAGGCCTTCGTTTACTCGATCATGATTGACACGACGTCTCTCATCAACTGCAAATTGGAGAGGTTCGTCCGGCGAAACAATCCATCCAATTAGTGACTGATAAGTTTCATTTGTGTTTTTGTTGATTGTGGCATGTCGCTTTTTGCCAATCTTGCGCACTAATAAATAGCCAAAATGCAAGATAGCAAAAACAGCTAAGCCCCCAAAAAACCAAAAAAATACAGGCCAGCGCAGCGGTATATTTGCATCTAGCAATAACTGCAATATCACAATGTAAGCAGCGCTAGTTGCTGTTACTATCAAAGACATGATTAAAAATTGAATTCTAGTTAGCATGATTTTCATCCATTAGTTTGTTTGCTTTAGATGCGTGCAGAAGCGCGTCATCATAGTGTTTAATAATCCCGCCGCCTATCTTCGCCCATCCGCCACGGACGCGGCAATATGGCAACCTAGCCCCGCCAATTATTATGTCTTTAGCGCGCTCAGCGATAATCGCGCTTTCTGTTGGTTTTGCGAAAGGATTTGTAATTCCTGCCATGATTTATACTCCTATTTGTCTTTGATTTTAGAAAGCACAAGATCAAAACCTTCTTGTGTTTTCATGCCTGTTAAAATTGTTGTGATTGAGCCGATGCTTTGCGTTTTAACGCATCGCCAAAACTTATCAACGTCTCGCAATTGTAAGAGAACGTCTAGAAGTTCGATAGCATCTTTACGTTTTTTTACGTTCAATCTAAGCTCGTCTATAATCATGTTTTTCTCATCGTCACAGCTAACGCCAGAAACAATGGTAATTCCTTTTTTATCCATTTTAGACTTCATAATCTCAACTTTTTGCCTGAGTGTAGCCACTTCAACTCCATACTTTTTATTTTGCGCCAAAACCGATTTAAGTCGTTTTTCAAAATCAGCCGACTTACCCCGCTCATAGTCTAGCGCTGCGATAAGTTCGGGGTAGTCTATTTGTACTTGTGCGTTCATTTCTTCTTTTCCTTTTTTTGCAACGACTTAATTAGAGTATCGTCTTTTGGGTTGTAGATGTACATATGGCCGTTGACTTTTATGCCCCCGTAATGGCGGGCTATGCTGAGTTGTGTCTGGCTTACGTTGTAGATTATTTCGGGTAGTGGGTCGGTCATGGTTCACCTATTCAATGTATTTATCGTGTTCGTTAGCGAATTCTTTCACCGCGTTTTCAATCCATAGATTTGCCTTTGCGCACTTCTCTAGCATTTCTTTTTCTATTTCAATATTGCGAGTGTATCTCGCTACAGTTATTCGGTGGTGGGCTGGTATAGCGCTGTCAATGGTATGTATTGATCGGTCATCCCAAGGCTTTAAAATATCCTCTGGCGTATCAATAGCGCAGTAGGCAATTTCCCATTCGGGAAGATCAAACAAGCACATGTAGCCGCGTGCCTGCCATTCGTAGCCCTTCTTGTCGGCATCCTCAGCGCATAGAGGGAACGTTAATAGCGACCATGCGACTTTGATGTCAACGCCCTTTTTGGAGTGAGCAGCGACCAAATCAGGCTCGCCCGTGATGATTCCATTATTCCGGCGCGCATCGCTTTCAACCTTTTTCAAGTCGTACAAGAAAACATCGTTGTAAAGCTGAATGCCAGCATCTTCACACATGCGCCCTTTCTGTATCGCTTGCACATCATCAAGGTTTTTGCGCACGCCGAATAGAATCTCTCTAACGGTTTCCATCATCGCGCCCTTTGCCGTTTCCGACCAATCAGCGCTTTTTGCTTGTGGCTTGGTCATTATTTTATCTATTGAGCTGCATCTAATCATTGCGGTATGGCCTCTTCTAATATTTTTAATTGGTATTCGTTTAGTAAAAAGTTTCGGTGAAGTTTTTCAAGTGTAAATTCGCCGCTTTTGATTTTCACAATTGCGCCAGCTAAGCGGCTGTCGGTAATTGCCTCTCGCTCTTTAACTTCTTGCGCGATTGGCGCCTCTTCTGGCTCATCCTTCGGCAAATGAAGCTCGCCTTTGTGCCAAAGCTCAAGGGCACAACCAAATCGCTGAAACACCACTCCGCTTCGCTGCGTTCGATGCGCGTTCCGCGCACGGTTTAGCTCGGCGTTACATTCACTGGCGCTTGCCAAGATAAATAGCTGTAGCTGCCGAAGTAAAGCATATATACACGGAGCCAAAAATAAACGTAGCACCTTGCGCGACAGAGCCTCTTACAAATAAATCTGGGTATTCCGTCCCGAACCAAAAACCCATTAGTGATACAATAGTTCCAAACATTAATAAAACACCGATTAAAAATTGCATTTTAGCACCTAAATTAAATTGCTATGTAAATGTAACCAGTCACTCAAAGCGACTGCCTAGAAATATCAGTTCTTAATTACTTGTTAAACGCAGCGCTTTAGCTCAACGTTATACGGTCGTATATTTCCAGTGCGTCACTGATTCAAGCCTTATTCCTAAGCACACATGTCCGTTTTCGTCATAAGCTTGACCAAGGAAAAATCCACCAAAAAACCTTGCATTAGCCATTCCACCATCTTTCTCAAATTGGCTAAGCTCATTTTTGTTTGAAAGTTTAACGTCAAGATATAAAGCCTTGTCGTCGTCCTTTGGCAATCCATTGTTAATGCTCATAAAGTTGCGCATGTGTGCTCCGGTAGTTTCGTATAACAAGTCGCAGCAAGCGGACGGTGCCAGAGTCGCGCATTGCTTTGGCTTGAGTGTGCCGCCGTTGTGCTCGGCGTTAGCTGTCTAGCCCATCAACAAGCTCTTGCAGGCTACTTGAACTCGCCACGTTTGGTGAAAGTTGCTTTTTATCTGTGCCTTTGATTACAGCGCGTAGTTTGTGCATGTAATCATTCATAGGGTTTTCACCGTGAACATGCTCCAATCGCTCATGAATCCAAATCAAAAAATCTCTATCTAACATAGTTTTTCGCTCCGTAAGTTTCAGCTAACAAGGCGTATCATCCGACGCGGCATGAGTGTGCCTTGTATTATTTCCGCAAAGGCGCGGCTGTACATTGGCGTTATGACTCTAGCGCAACCCTCAAAATGTCAGTAGTTGACCCATGAATCCAGAAAAGTCTTTTCCGCGCATCAGCCTCATTTTCTGCGTGTACGAAATCAAATTTCCTCACGTGTTTTTTGTGCAAAATATCGAAAACTTCAATTTCAGCCTCGAAAATAGGTAATGATTTTTTTCCAGAAATTAACATATTCAATTCTCAAGTTGGTCATAACAAGGCGTTACAGCACGAATGCTGCAAGAGTTCGCCTTGTATCTGGTTTAAATTTGGCACCGCTGAACTTGGCGTTATGTGTATCAACAATACCCACCTAAATTCACTGTTTTTCTATTGTGGTTAATCTCCGGAATTTCATCGGGCATTGCTAATGCATACTCCATATTGCACTCCACTTCATACTCAGCGCACCCGTCTTCTATTAGTTTTTGCATAATATTTAGAATGTCTTTCACTGTTGCATATTTAGTTTTTGTCATAAATCCTCACATAACAAAAAGTTGCAGCACGATGGTGCTAGAATCGGCCATTGTTTATCTACTCCCCGCCACGGGCTGAACTTGGCGTTATGTTTTCAAGCTCGCAACATATTCAAGTATTTTAATTTTGTGCTCTGGTGTTGCGTAAATCTCAAACCGCACCAGTCCAGCATCAAGCCGTTTTTTCTTTAGCGCTGCTTGGCGTTCTGCATTGGATTGTGGCGCTTTTGATTCTTTGCTTTTAGTCACCGCACCACCTCATAATAATTAGATTCAATGAACCCACCACCAAGAGGGAATCCGTTGACTGTAACTTTTATTTTGCGAACCCGCCAAAGCTCGCCTTTCATCATGGTGAACCTTGGGAGTCGCGCATCTTTTACAATGCGCACCTCGATTAAACTATCTTTTTTGAAGCGTTGCTGAATACGTACCATTTGTTACCCTCCACGCCGTCAAACTTAGCGTAGGCGCTGCTTACATAAACAGCGCTAAAACAATCGCCACAATTTAATGCTTCTGCTGCTTGCTGTGCTTGTTCTTTGGTTTCGTAGGAAGTTGCCATTTTGCTCACCGTTTGTTTTTCTGTCGCGCCTTTCGCTTCAGTGAGATCATTATGTACTATAGTTACCGGTAACGCAAGCACTTTAGTAACATAAATTAAAATAAATTACTTCGTAGCAAAGCATAACAATACGCTGCAACACGGACGCGGTTTAAATCAGATAATTAATCACTGATTAAAATGCGCGCCGTTGAGCTAGGCGTTAATTTTCTCACAAAACCACCGATATAAAAAAATAGCCTGAAACGAAAATCGCAAACAAAACCGTTAATATGACCGCAACATCAATCCCCCACCCATCCTCTACCGCCTCCCAATCTGACATTATCTCCGTACCATTTTCATCTACGATGATCCATGGGTTTTCGCTTTGGTATGCAGTCTTGATCTCACCTGTATTGCGGTTTCTGATCTTAAACCCTGTGCGCTTGTCTATGTGCATGATTAGCTCCTATTGTTTTATAAAATCTTTATAAATCTTTACACTTGTATTTAGTTGTCCCAAGATTTATCTGTTAGGTCTTGC